TCAGATCCATCGCCACCTGCAGCCAAGCCGGTGCGTGGGCGCGCACGGCCTTGTAGCCGTCGAGCGTCAGCCTCGCCCGCTGGCGCGGCGCCTTGACCTTCCGGGTCTGCTCGGCCGGGTTCGACTCGATCCAGCCCTCCTGAAGCGCGCAGGCGAAGATCCAGACCAGCACCAGGCGGAACTGTTGCCGGGCACGCGGCGAGTCCGTGACGACGCGCAGGTATTCCGCGATGTCCTTCACCGACACATGGTCAACGGCCTTGCTGCCCATGTCGCGCAGGATGCGGTTGATGCGGTAGTCGTTGAGCGCGGCGGTGGCCGGCGACCATCCGCGGTTCGGCAGGTCTTCACGGCGCATGACTTCGATGGCGTCGGCCACGGTCTTGTCGAGGCCAAGCACGGCATTCACCAGGCTGGTCCCGGTGTTGGCGAGGATGGCGTTCAACTTCCGGGCGGCATCCTTCGCGCGGGCGAGGTCTGTCCCCATCCACGTCTCTTTCTTCGTCACCGGATGGCGATACTTCGACCCGTTCTTGCACGGATAGAGGTTGTCCGGCCAGCCCGTGCGGCTGCGATCGCGCCGACGTCCCATGACCATAGGCTACGCCTCCCCGGCCAACACGCGCTCGACCAGCGGGTCGCCGTCGGCCAGCCACCGCTCTTCGTCCACGAACCACTGCCCGCCAATCTTCTTGGACGGCAATACCCGCTGCTGCAGCCAGCGGATGCGGGTACGTTCCGATGGCCGGCTGTCCGGGTCGAAGTGCCGTTCAAAAAATAGCTCCGCACGGGTCAGTCGCATGGCACAGGCCCCTCGCGGGTCGGTAGCCTTCCGCGATGCTCTACCACGTCACCTGGAAATGTCTGGCCTGCGGCCACACGCGTCACGTCGACCACAAGGTTCCGAAGATCAACCCGCCACGCGAACCGGATTGGCCAGCGCTCGAGAAACGGGCGCGGTGTAGCGCCTGTCGGGCGCGCGGGAAGTGCTCGATCAGCGTGCATCAGCACAAAGCTCGGTAGCGTGGTCACCGGGGTATCTCCGAAGCCTTCGACTTCAATTTGCGCGTGTGTTTGCGGATCAGCTTCGGGTGATCGAGGAAGCATCCGGAGATGACGCCGTTCCGCTTCCCATGCCTGCGCCGAAGATGATCAATGATCCGGCGTTCTTCGCGAGTGGCTTTCACCGGACCACCTCCGGCAGCTCGACGATCCCGTGCGGATCGGCGTAGTAACGGCGCTCCCAGCGGTCGATGCAGGCCGCCGCCTTGCAGGTCTTGATGGCATTCGGCAGCCACTGCATGTTGTCGACGGCATCGCAGCCGCCGGACGCCAGCGGGATGACGTGGTTCACCGACCAGCCTGGGCAGGCGCCGGTGCTGCGGCCGGTGGCCGGGCACGGGTGCTGGCGCTTGTAGGCTGCGATCACGTCCGCCCGGCGTACGATGCGGCCGCGATCGTCCCGGCGCGGCTCGCCGCAGATGCGGTGATCGACCAGCGGATCGAAGTGGCCAGCGGTGCTGGTGAGCACGGTGAATACCAAGACGATCATCGCGACCGCTCCGGGGTGTTCGCCAGTACGAGCAGCACGTCGGCGTGGCAGGACTGATCGAGCGGGCACCAGCAGGCCAAGTTCTTGCCGCGCAGTTCGGCAATCGCCGCTTCGCGTGTAACCGGGTGCTCGGCAGCCCATTGCCGAAAAGCGTTCACGACGTCGCGCCTTGCGGCAGCTTCGTCGGAGTCGTGGTGTTCAAGCACGTCGGCGATGTGGAACGGGTTGCCCCACTTCGAGGGTCGGCAGACGCGGACCGTGTTCGGCGGCATCTTCCATCCGCGCGTGCGTCGCAGCTGGACGCGGATCGGACGGTCAGCCACGGGGCTCCTCCGGCGCGGCGGCTTTCTCAATACGCGACCACTGCGCATCACTGCGGTGGTCGTTACATTTCCACGCAATGCCAGACTCGCGCATCGCAAGCTCAATCTCTGCTTTGTTGCCCGTCTCGCATCCGTAAGTCCGCAAATGCGATAGCGGAATCCCAAGCAACTTCGCGGCGGTGGCTTGTGACGTTGCAGCGACGATGCCGCGATGTCTGCCGTCTAGGTTGCAGCCGTAGACCTTCAAGGGGCGGTCAGCCACGGTCCACCCCCTTCGCTACCACCTCCGGCGCGGCGGCGAGCATGGCATCGCGGCAGTCGTTCCAGCCTCCGACGTAAGCGCGACACCACACATCACGCCCTTCGTACTCCTTCGCATCCGGCACAGCCGGCGCTGGCGGGGCTGGACAATCCGTCACGGGGTAGCCGCAATAGACATGCGTTTCGCCGAAAGTCACGTCTACCGGGTCAACGCCGTGCTGGCAGTGTGCGCAATACCAGCCCGATACATCGCCGCGCTGCTCGGCCTGCGCGGTCAATGCAGCAGCAAGCCCGCGATCAACCGCTTCGTCATAGTCAACATCTTCAGAAGCGGCCTTCCGAAAGGCCACTTTGAAAGCCTCCCGCATCTTGTCGCTCACGGCTTCACCTCCGGCGCGGCGGAGAGCATGGCGGCATCGATATAGTCATCAATCGCCTGCGAGTAATTCACAAACCTGGGAATGTGTTTTTCCTTCATTGCGATGACGCAGCCGTCGTCATAGTCCTGATCGCGCAGCCACCGATACCGCGCCGCGTCCTTCACCACGTCATCCGGCGCGACCGGCGCTGGCGTGGCGGCGATGCTGCTGATCGGAATCCAACGCTGAACATCGTCATGCGCAGACCAGCCGTAGCCAATCTCGACCGTCGCCGAAGACCATTCGACCGGCATATATCGCTGCATTTCCCACGTATCCACAGCCCTGTAGAGGGCGCCATTGAACGCCACTTCGACCAAGCATTCGGTGTCTGGGTCAGGCACTTGCTCCGGGAACTGGCGCCACGCTGGCACGGCCGGCGCTGGCGGGGCGGGCGCGTCAGCGTTCACCGTTCCGTCGCGATCTACGAGATCCCATTCGTCCGGATTGGAAAGGTCTTGCGTGCGTACTGCCGTCACCCGATCGCCGTGACTCTGAGTGACCACGAAAGCTGCACCACTGAAGCGTCCACGCACCAGGTCGCCGGTCTTGAGCGCCTTGAACTGAGCCGGCGTCATGACAGTTCCCCCTGCGCCTGCTCCCAGGCCTTCTGCACGCGCTTGAAGGCCGCCTCGCTTCCGCCCGGCTTGTCCGGGTGCGTGCTGCTGCGCAGCCGCTTCCATGCCGCCAAGACAGCGGCGAAGTCGCGGCTGCCGGCGGGCACTTCCAGCACCGTGCGCCAGTCGTCGTCGGCCGGCTGCGGCAAGGCTTTGAAGCCGGTGAACGTGGCGCGGACCAGTGCCAGCGTGCCGTGGCGCAGCTCGACGCGGCGGGCTTCGATGATGTGGTGGATCGCCTGCAGGTTCGCCTCGACCTTCTCGTAGCGGTCGACGGGGATGCAGACCTGCAGCCCGTCCCAAACGAACCAGACGGCGACGCCGGGGTCGCTCGGGTTCTGCACGCCGAGGGTGACGTTGCTACTGATCACCAGCCCGTCGAGCTTCTTGCCGCTGTCCGCTGCAAAGCGTCGCAGGCTGTCCTGCACGTTCTTCAGGGCGCCGGCCAACGTGGTTTTGAAAGCGCCCTTCTCGCGGCGTGCGGCGCGCGGAAACTGCGGCGGCCAGGTCAGGGGGTAGGCGGATGCGGCGGCGGTCATCGCAGTGCTCCGGCCGGCGTCTGCCGGCGCTTGATGGAATCGAGGGTGTCGAGGTCATGCTCGATGGATTCGAGGTCGAGGGCGACGCGGCGGGCCTCGGTCACGCCGTCCTTGTGGGTGGCCGGGCTCAGGCTGGCGCCGGCCTGCTTGGCGAGCCGTGCAGCGATGGCCAGTGCCTTGCGCTTGCGTTCGAGGTTGGCGACGCCGGTCACGGCTGCACCGCCGGGAACTCGCTGTGCTCGCGACCGTCGAGCTTGCGTCCGGCGAGCTTCTTGCCGACCCAGGCCGTTTCCTTGAACCCGGCGAAGAAGTCGAAGCCTTCGGTGCCATCGACATAGCTGCCGTCGCGATTGACGTAGACCGTGCGCCGGCTCGGCAGCATTACGTCGTCGTCGCTGCAGAAATCCGTGGCCAGCCATTCGCCGTGCTGCTTGAACAGGAAGGGCACACCGGCCGCTGCGCACTGGTCGCGCAGGCTGCGGATCCAGTCCGGGTGCATCGGCCGCGCATGCGGGCCGGACTCGCCGCCGGCGATGATCCAGCCGATCGCCGGCTCGTCTGTGACCTCGCGGCGCTGGGCGTAGCCGCACTCGCAGTCAGCGTCCCAAGTGCAGCGGTCGCACGGCGCCGCTCGACCCCACAGGTGCGCCGTCAGGTCGACCGGCCCGAGCATCGGCTCGATGCTCAGGAACCGGACGCGCGCCGGTACCTGCAGCAGCTTCGGGACGTCGCGGTCGGCCTCGGCCTGGTTGACGACGGTCGCGCCGAGCCAGACGTTCGCGGGCGGGTTGCCGCCGAGCCAGCCTTCTATCCAGGCAAGCAGTGCTTCCAAGTCACGCCGCGGCAGATGTGCGACGCAGCGTTCTGAGTCACGCCGTACTGCTCGGCCAGCGCCTTCACCATCGCTCCGGCCTTGCGCGCTGTCCGCATAGCGATCACGTCCGACTCGGTCAGCTTGGTCTTCGGATGCTTCGAGCCTTTCACGTCCGCGTGCTTCGCCCCAAGCTCTTGGATCGCGTGGTGCCGCTGCTGGCTGTATGTCGCCAGTTCTAGATTCTCCGGACTGTTCCTTTCTTTCAGTCCGTCCTTGTGGTTCACCGTCAGACCCTGCGGGATCGGCCCCTTGAAGTGCAGCCAAACGAGCCGCGCCGCCGCTGCGTAGTGCCGTTTCCCGTCGATCATCGCCCGGACTTGCAGATAGCCCTGTGCCGTCTTCTGCTCCGCCCTCACGCGCGCGCAGGGTGTCACCTTGGTTCCCCCGGTCCAGCGATCGGCTGTGCGCTTCTTGACCCTCCAGATACGCCCATCCGAGTCGATCTCCAGTTCGCCCTGCACGATCAGGCAATACACCAAGTTCTCGGCTTGCTTGTGCATTTAAGACTCCACGAATGAATGCGCCAGATTGACGCATGCGAGGCGTGAAATTACCCATGCGCTTAGACAATGCCAACCAGTCGAGATTCGGCGTGCGGCGGATCAGGTCGAGCAGGTCGACCAGCCACTCGATCGGCACCTCGTTGTCGAGCCAGTCGGCCAGCGAGGCGCAGAACACGCGGCGGCGGGCGGCGTGGAAGTCGTGAAGCTGCTGCGTGCTGGAGGCAGGGCACAGCTCAAGGCGCAGCGCATCCTGTTCGCCGCGCGAACCGCAGCGCGCGCACTGTACGAAAGCGCCACGGTTCCACCGCTCCGGCATCTTCCAGTTCGCCGCGCTGGTCCGCACGCGCGGCTTCCCAGCGCCCCACTCGACGCGGCCAAAGCGCTTGGTGTCGCGCTCCGCGTAGCAGTGGTCACAGGCCGGCGATACCTTCGTGCAGCCTTGCCAGGGATTGAAAGTGCTGTCGGCCCATTCGATACCGGTCTGCGCGCTCATGCCGTCGCTCCCTGCTCTTCTTCACGCTTCGCGCTGCTGCGAACCGTGTCCAGCAGTTCGCGCATATAGCCGAACTCCACACAGTCATTGCACGGCGGCGACAGATGGCAGCGGCAGTCCTTTTCAGGAATGAAGCCCTCAAGCTGATCGGCGAGATCCACCGCAAGACCGCGCCAGGTCTTCGCTCGGTCGGTCTGCGCGCTCATGACATCTCCCCGCAGCCGCGGCCGACCTTGCCGTGATTCGACGGGTCCACGAACCGGAACCACGGCACGAACCCCTTGCGGCAGTGGAAGCCCCAGGTGCGGTAGCGCGGCCCGGTGATGAACAGCGACCAGCACGGCGCGCCGTCGACGATCAGCCGGTGCCGATCACCACCGCGACGGATCACCACGTCCATCGGCGCCCGCAGCTTGTCGATGCAGCAGTCTTCGTCCAGTTCGGCCGACTGTTTGCGATCGAGCGGCATGCGCTCGTAGTAGAGCCCGCGCAGGATGATCGACAGGTTCCACCACGGGTGACAGTGCAGTTCGCGGTCCTGATCGCTGCGGATGATCTGGTGCAAGTAGATGTTGAACAGCGGGTTGCGCGGCAGCAGCCACCAACGGCGCAGGTACGGCTGGCCAGGCTCGCCGATGACGAAATCCGGCTCGCGCAGCTCGGCGCGGGCAATCACGCCGGCGGCGAAGCGGGCGAAGGAATCCCACATCTGCATGCGCCAGTTCAGCGAGATCTTCAGGTCGGTTGCCATGTCAGTTCAGGGCTCCAGCGGTGATCGGGTTGCGGGTGCGCGGACGGCCGCCCTTGTTCTTCGGGATCGGCGGCGACTCGCGCTCGATCGCGATGTCGCGGTACTGGTGGGCGCGGATCAGGTCTTCGTCGATGCCGGTCAGCAGGTCGAGCCAGGTGCCGGACGTGTCCTTCGCCTCGCCGGGCGCGGCATGGGTGTGCGCATGGCGGGCCTGTGCGATCAGGCGGCGCAGGGCTTCGCGCTTGAGGGGGTAGTCGAAGATCACCGGCGCTTCCTCCGCTTCGGCCGCTGCCGCTGGCCCTTATCGGAGACGATGTAGGCGCGCCAGCTCGCGGACTTGGCCACGATGTCCTTCCCGGTGAACAGGTCGCTGATGCACTCGCTGGCGAACGGCCCCAGCGCCTGCAGCGGGATCGGCTGATTGCAGGTCACTTCGCGCTCTTCCCGCACACCTTCGGCGGTCAGCAGGTCGAACTTCACCAGCCAGCGCTGCGGGCCGGTGATCTCGCGGCAGCGGACGATCTGGCCGGCGTAGATGCCGGTGGCGTCGTATCGGGCGGCCAGGATCATGCGCGCTCCCCTGCCGCTGCTTCGTACTTGTCGCAGTTGCGGTCGAACATCGGGTTCGGGTCCATCGCCCATCCCTTGCCGGGCGTGTAGGTCTGCTGCCAGCGGTTCACCGCGCAGGTGCCGTAGTGCAGCGTCGGGAACGTCTCCGCGTAGTGCTTGCAGCGGCCGCAGTTCACTTCCGGCGGGCGCTGATGGTGGCCGCAGGTCATGGCTGACCTCTTGGTGAAGTGAGGGAATCAGCCTGCTGGATTCGATCTCCAATCCACCGCATCACCGGCACGGCCATTGAGTTGCCGAGGGCCTTGTATCGGGGACCGTCGGCGGCGGGCTTGCCGCGCACCGGGATCAGGGTGTAACCGTCCGGGAATCCCTGAAGGCGCTCGCACTCGGTCGGCGTGAGGCGGCGGACGGCGCTGGCGCGCATGAGCATCGGCGCGCTTCCACTTGCGCGATCGGCATTGGTCCCCAGCGTCCCGCTGATTTCGCCGATGTCGAGGTTGCTGCCTTTGGTCTGGAAAGCGACGTAATCTCGCGACGACCCTCCACTGCCGGCCCTCAGCGCTCCGACGCTATTGCCGTTGTCGTGAATCTCGGGCTGCGCGCCTTCGTCACGGCCGCGCAAGGCGAACGCCACCGCGACCTGCCCGCCCGCATTCGCATGGCTGGCACCGTGGCCCATCGCTCGCAGCGTCGGTGCGATGTCGCCCGCGTCAGCACCGTGGTCTTTGCAAGAAAACGCGACGATCTGCGCGTTCGGATCGGTCGAGCACGTCAGAGCGCCGACCTGATCGCCGGTTTCGTAGCAGCCGTCGTTGCCGGTCGTTCGGTACGCCACCGGCTGAACGATGAAGTCGCCGCCCTGATTGCCGCCGACCGGGCCGCCCGCCATCAGCGGCTGCGTCACCTCGACAGGCCGCGCCTTGTAGTCCTTGCCGCTGTTCATCGGCATGATCGAAAACGCCACCGGCACCAGTGGCGTCCCCCGCCCGGTCCCGTCCTCGCTGGCGTCGAAGCCTTCGCCGCGCATGGTGTGCGCCGTGTAGCCGACATCGAAGCCGCCCCCGATCAGGGTTTCCGTCTCGTAGTCCTGCCGCCCCATACCCCCGGCGTTCAGGCACAGCGAGATTTCCGGCAGGTACGAATAAGCCTGCCCCCCCAATTCGTGCTGATCTTCCAGGCCCTGCTTGTCGCCGAAATGCGCGTTCAGCGTCGGCGCGACATCGGCGGGCCACTGCTTGCCGCTCGCGACCAGATGGCCGGCGCGAGCGTGGTCTACATCGCTGCCGCCGTCAGTGCCGCGGAGAGTGCCGGCGGCAGCGACTTTCCGCGCTTCGCGGCTCGGCGCAGGATGCCCCTGCAGGCTGTGGCGCTCAAAAAGTACCGCTGCGGCAGAGCGCCAGTCTCCAAGACATCCGACAACGAACACGCGACGGCGGCGCTGTGGAACTCCGAAGTATTGAGCGTCAAGAACGCGGTAGGCGAACCCATACCCGAGGATGCCCAGCATCCCGAGGAAGGTTCCAAAATCCCGTCCGCCGTTACTGGACAGAACGCCGGGGACGTTCTCCCAAACCAACCAGCGGGGGCGCAGTCGTTGAGCAAGCGCACCGAATCCGAGCATGAGGTTGCCACGCGGATCATCCAGTCCCTTTCGGAGTCCGGCGACGCTGAAGGACTGGCAGGGGGTTCCTCCGACCAGAAGGTCGATTGGGGTGTAGTCTCCGGCGCGGATCGTCGTGAAGTCGCCATGACAGGGCACATCCGGATAGTGGTGCGCGAGCACAGCCCGCGGGAATGATTCGATCTCGCTGAAAAACGACGGTCGCCAGCCAAGCGGATGCCAGGCGACGGACGCGGCCTCGATGCCGCTGCAGACGCTGCCGTACATGAACGCGCTCATCCCTGCACCTCATCCGGCGGCGAGTACGGATAGCGCTCGGTGAAAGCGCGGATCTCCGGCGGCAGCGGGTTCATGGCCTTGTAGGCCCGGCAGGCGACGTATCCCGCGCACAGGCGGCCGTCATTCGGCGCATGGCACAGGAACTGGCCGCCTTCGGTGATCGCCTTCAGCGTGTCGAGCTGGGTCTGGATGCAGCCGTTCGGCACGGTGCCCAGGCGGAAGGCGCAGGACGCGCAGCGGGTGTCTTGCACGCCGATCGGGGCCAACAGCCTGAACCCGGCATCGGCGAACTTCGCCATGGTCTTTCCGAGCATCTGGCCTTGCGGCGTGACGCGGTGATGGTTGGCGCTCATGGCTGCACCGCCTTGGCGATGGCGGCGCGTGCACGCTGCAGCCGTGCTCCGGTATCCGGACCGCCGCAGTGGTTCGCCTCCGCATCTGGCAGCAGGTCTTGCAGCGCCTCCAGCAGATCAGACGCACCGACCGCATCAAGCATCAGCTCGGCGTCCTCGATGAAGCAATGCGATTCCAGTTTCCACAGGTCGTCGTAGTCGACGCCGCATACCTCGGCGTGCTTCTTGGCGAGTGCCTGAGCCGCCTTGATGACCATCGGGCTTTGCGCGCTCATGCCGCACCTCCATACGACGCCGCTTCAGCCCGCAGGCGCGCCGACTCTTCCGGATCGCGGCTCGCCAGAAAGTCCGCCTGCGCGTTCAGTTCCGCGATGCGGGCGGCCTTGCCGTCGGCCGTGCCCATCCGGACTTCGTGCTGGCCGATCGGCGCAGCGCGCGGCGTGATGTCGACGGGCTTCATTCGCCACCTTCCTTGTCGTGCGAGTCCCTGAGGCTGTCCGGCACCGGGAAGTCGTCGTTGGTGCAGAAGTCGGCATCCGGGCGCGGCGCGGCCTTGCTCTTGGCCCGGCGGATGCCGGTGACGATCGCCAGCACCAGCGTGATGCCGCCGATCCCGATGCAGGCGATCAGCACGTCCGCACGGGCGCCCTGGCTCACCAGGTAGTCAAAGCCGTTCATGCCGACACCGCCTTGCCGCCGATCAGTGGCACCGGGGCCTGCCGGTACTCCGGCAGTGGCTTGTCCGACAGCAGCCAGGCGATCAGCCGCAGCAGCGCGTCGGCGGCGATGGCATCGGTCGCATCGCCGATTTCGACAGTCGCCAGCTGGCGCGGCGTGATGCCGATGACTTCGGCCAGCGCCTGTTGCTCGACACCGTGCGCGCCCCGGTACAGGCGTAGGGCCTTGCCGAGGTGCGTCATGACGAGCACCCGGTGCCGAAGAAGCCACCCCAGGTCAACAGGCCGATCGACAGGGCCTGAAAGATCACCACCTGCCAGAAGCTCAGGGCCGGACCGGGCTTGCCGATGTTGTTAATCCGGTTGGTGAAGCTGATCGTGGCCAACACGATCCAGATGATCGCGGGCGTGCTCACGCGGCCACCTTCACGGCTTCGCCGAGCCACAGCACAGCCACCGACGGCGGCATGGTCGGCGGCGCCTTCAGCGTGGCGAAGGCCAGCGCAGCGCCAAGGCCGCTTTCGTTGGCCAGGTACCGGAACAGCGCCGGCCGTGCCTGCGGGGCCAGCACGTCGCAGCGATCGAGCATCACCATGCCGATTTCGGGGATCGCTCGGGCCAGTGCAATCGCGACGGTGGCATCCGCTTTCCACCGGTCGGACTCGGCTCCGAACTGGATCGGCCGGCCGCCGTAGTACAGCTCGCCGGCATCGCCGAGTACCGTGTCGTGCCAGCCAATGGCGCTGCTGACGGCCTGAAGCGCGGCGTTGAATTCGGCCACCGGGTTGGAGCCGCTGGTCACGGCAATGTCCGGATTCGCCAGCGCTTCGGCCAGTGCCAGCCACTTCACGATGCCGGCGTGCTCGGCGGCGGCGTCATCGCGGCGGGCGTGCCATCGCTGCCATTCGGCTGCAGCCTCGATGTCGGCATCCACTTTCTCGATCGCGAAGCGCTCGGCTTCGAGATCCTGTTGCAGCTGATCGACGTCGACCTTCGGTGCCTTGGCGATCTGATCCAGACGGCGCGCGGCGCGGTCCGCTTCATCTGCACCGGCTGCGGCATCGTTGTAATCCAGCCGAGCCTTCACGAGCTGCTGGCCGACCTGCTGCAGCTCATCCGCGAGCCGGTCGATCACGTCCTTCTCGACCGGGGTGGCCTCCACCAGCACCCCACCCTTCAGCGCCACAGCCTGCTGGCAGTGCGGGCAGGCCAGCGACGTGCCGGACGTTGCGCCGTCGTGCTCGGCCTGCAGCGCCTGCTGACGTGCGACCAGATCATCGACGCTGCCCTTCTGCCGCACCCGCTCGGCTTCGCGGGCTGCGAAGGTTGCCGCAGTGGTGCGCAGTTCCTCGACCTGCTGTTCGGTCAGCTCGCGGGAGGCCGCGCCGATCTGCTGGTTCAGGCCCGCGATCTTCTGCTCGACCAGACGCCGCTGCTCCTGCAGCTGCGCGACGGTGCGCTTCGGCTTGCTGCCGGGGTCTTCGGCTGGCTGCCAGTCGGCACCCTTCACCGAGCCCCAGGTTTCGTTCGTGATCTTCTTCCACGCGCCCTTGCCTTCGGTGGCGCGGCGCTGGCATTCGGTGATGGCATCGTCGGTGCCGGTGCGCAGCAGCGGGGTGATCGCCGCCACCAGGTCGGACGGCTGGCCAGCCTCGACCAGCCGGGCCGCGATGGCCGTGTGCGCGTCCTGCGCGGCGTAGAGCTTGCCGACCAGCGCGCGGCGGGTCTTGTCCGGCTCCCGGGCGAACGACTTGTTGCCGATGCACAGGTCGGCGACGTACTTGGCGACGTCATCGAGTGCCGCCCACGGCGAAGCACCGGTACCGCTCGGCAGCCGCAGCTTCGCCGGCGCGCCGCCGTCGACCTCGATCACCACCGAGCCGGAAACGGCACCATCGGTGACCAGCTTCTGCCAGTCCTTCTTCGCTGGCGCGCGGTCGGCAAGGCCGCGCAAGGTCAGCGACACGGCTTCGCGGAACGACGACTTGCCCACGGCATTGTCGCCGCAGATCAGCGCCAGCGGGCTGGCGGCGAACGTCAGCTCGGCCTCGGCCACGCCGAGCACATTGGCAACCTGGATTCGAGTGATCTTCATGGGGTTACTCCGCGCCGAAGTCGCTGTCGGATCCGGACGGCTGCGCACGCCGGGCGCTGGTCGCCGCCGGGCGCTGCCGGGCGGGTTCCGGCATTGGGTCCTGCTGCGGCTTTGCGGCTGCCTCACCCTGCCCGCCAGCCTGCTGAACAGCGTCGTCGGCTGGGTCATCGCCGAGGGTCACGAACTCGCCGTCGAAGGTCATGCCGCGACCGGATTCCGCCGCGTGCTCGGCGGCGAGCGCTGCCGTCAGCTCGACCGACTTCGGCATGTACTTGCACACCTGCAGCAGCGGGATTTTTCGGGCGTACATCTCCCAATTCCCATGCGCGTAGTGCTTCTCGCCGACCTTGTTGTACTTCTTGAAATGCCGTTCGATCCGCTTGATTGGCCACACCTCGATCACCGGCCACTCGCTGCCATTGACGCGGCCGATCGCGTAGACGTGCGTCAGCTTCGACGGGTCATCCTCGCCGCCGGGCCGATGCTTCACGAACGGGCGATCGCCAAGCGCGTAGTCGAACTCGTCGCCCTGGAACACCGCACCGGTCCAGACCGTGGCGCGGCCGGTGCGAGACACCAGATCGACGATGCCCTGCCAGCCCGGCACGAAAGTCGCCGTGCCCTTGTAGGGAACGATGTAGGCCTGACCGCCGACGCCGATCTCCAGCCCCATCTGCGACGACAGCACCACGGCCGCGAAGATCGACTTCGGGTCGCAGGCCTGCAGCTGGCGCGACTGGCTGAACGCAGTCAACGCCAGCCGCACCATGCGATCCGGGTTCAGGTGCTTCGGCAGCGCAGCGGACAGCTGATCCTTGTGCGCGCTCAGGTAGTGATTGAACTGCTGCGCGGGTGACGGCGGCTTGCGCTCGGCGGTGGCGGTACTGCCGCCGCGCATGGCGCTGAGTGAAGTTGCAGGTGCGGGGGTGCTCATTCGGGGATCGGCTCCAATCGGGATCAGGCGTGGTAGGAACAGCGGGACCAGCGGGCGCAGAACTTCGCGCTGCACAGCTGCGAAGACGGGTTCGGGGGAAAGCGGCCGGCGCGGAACATCTCGCTGGCCAGTTCGATCAGGCCGGGGGCTTCGGCGGTGCCGACCATCCGGGCCTTGGCGTTGGCGATTTCGCCGGTGGCGATCTCGGGCTTGCCGGTGGTCTTGAGGCCGATGATTTCGGCGGGCGCGGTGATGGCCTGGCCGGTGGAGTGCTCGTAGAGGATTTCGTACGTGCCCACCTGCGGCGCGTGGCCCTTGGTGCTCGCCACGCCCTTCTCGACCGCGCGGCCGCCGGACTTCAGGTCCACGATGCGGGCGCCGCCGTCGCTACCCGCCACGAGGCGCGAGCGGTCCAGCGTGCCGGTCAAGGTGATCGTCACGCCGTTGCCGCAGTCGATGTCCAGCGGCTTGGTTTCAAGTTCCACGGCCGCGAACTGGAACCGCGGCGACACCTCGTTGCAGTACCGGGTGTGAAGCCCCAGGCCGATGCGCTCGGCATCGCGAAGGGTCATGTCCGACGCCGACAGGTCCACGTCACCCTTCGGGCTGTGCAGGCTGTCCACCAGCACGCCGGCGGCGTCATCGGTGCTGATCGGGGCGCCGTTGCTGCGCGCGGTGTCGAAGACGGCCGTACTGGCGTGCAGGCTGGTGCCCAGCAGCGCAGGCATGCCTGATGGCTTGCGCATGCCCAGCAGGTGCACGCCTTCCCAGGCGTAGGCGCAGTCGAACAGCCGCCCCCACGACGACGCCCGGACCTTCACGGTGAGCTGGCTCATGCGGCGTACACGCCGGTCTTGCAGACCGCGCAGTCCTGCCGCTGGCAGCCGCCGGGCACCTGCAGGGCGTCGCACGCCGCCGGCATCTCGCGGGTCAGCGCCTCGCGGCATTCGCGGAGCACGTCGCCGATCAGCGCCCGGGAGGCCTCGATGCGGCCCTCGTCCAGCACCAGCAGCGCGTCGATGCGCTGCACCAGATGCGCGTGCGTCACTGCAGGCCGCCCAGGAACGCCAGCATGAGGATCGTCGCCAGCACGATCGCCGCCGACGCGATCGCAACCGCCGTGTCCCGGTACTTCCTCGGGATCAGCGGCTTTGCATGCAGATCGGTGTCACACAGCACCCGCTCGGCATGGCTGCGGACACGCAAAAGCTGCGGGCACGACGAATCCGCGGCTGCCTGGCGACGGCGGTCGGCAGCCATTCGAAGCGTGATGCGTGGGTTCATCGTGTTCTCCCATCAGGGCCGCGTGGCGGCGGGTTGATGGGATGATGCTAATCCCATATTCGGGACATGACAAACCGAATATGGGATGAAACCGACGAACGGTAGGCAAAAAAAAACCCGCCAAGGCGGGTCGGGATAAGACAGCGCTGCTTCTAAAACTCGGAGATCGGGAACCAGTAGCGGCCAGGCTTCTGCAGAAGCACGGTGATCAGCTTTGTGTCCCTAAAAACCAACTTGTATAGGGTTTCTCCTGTGTAGCCACCAAATGAATTCTTGGCGTTCACCTTGGCGTCCAGGATGTAGCCGTAGTGCAGCTTCCCCCCATTTGCGACCGGCTCAGCGACATAGCCAGGGCCGACAGGCCCAAACTCTAATACCGCCGAATAAGGGTCTTTCAGGGCCTTCTGAAAGTAAGTACGAGCAGAAAGCTCGGCTTCCCGCTGATCTATCGGAGAACCGTAATCGAGCGCCGCAATCGTCGATTCACTCGGCGTCAACGCGTAACCAGCGCACGAAGACAACGCCATTGCTATCAACAGCAGCATTCCCGCGTGAATCGCCGCTTTAAGCCTTGTCGCCACGTGTCAGCTCCCGTCAGGTTCAACAGCAGTTCCAACGATGCGGCGCATCTGCTCGAGCGTGACGTTGAGACGGTAGAGGTCAACCAGCTTCAAGCCCACGGTCGACGCCAGCAAGGCACCCCTGGCTGGCCCTGTCTGGAGCCTTTTCGGATTGACCTCGCACAAGTCGGCCAGGGCTTCGATCGACCAACCGCGCGCCAAGAGCTGGTCGACGATCGACGCGCTCGCGCTACCCGCCGCCGGCGAGGATGCCGGGTCGACGCCATCAGGAAGCATTGATCCAACGCCATCGGACAACCAGCCCGCGTTCACGCCGCAGAACTCGGCAATCAGCAGGGCGGTCGAGCTTTTCAGCGTCTTCGTGTCACCCGTCAGGATCTGGCTGATGGCAGAAGCGCTGACGCCGCCGGCGCGGGCGATCTCGGACTTGTTCCTGATGCCCTTGTGCTGCATGGCGGCTGTTAGCCGTTCGGATAGGTTCATGTAAGCGAGCTTACTAAAATCCGGGCGGCCGGACAGCAGGAACGACCACTCGAGCCGTGGTGCTACTTCTTCTTCGCGGGCTTTGCCTTCGAATCGACTTGGGTCAACGCCGAGGCAGATGCAGACTTGGCGGCGGGCTTAGATGCCGGGTCCTTCAAGGTTTTCGAAGCGGCCGATGCAGCCTTCTTGCCGGTGGTTTCGTTCTTGGCCATAACGCCTCTCGACTGTGGAGCTCTGAAAAACGATCGCATACCCAAAGCAAGAAAGCAGTGATTGAGGTCACAGCTGGCACGGACGCAACCGGGGCCACACTACCTAGCCCTTCTTCGATGCTTCGGGTTTGTCGAGCGCTGGCTTGCCTTTCCCGCGAAGTGCCAAGAGCACGCCGGCTGTGGGTAACGCAATTACCCCCATTGCCACCATCGCTTGCCCGCTTAGCGCGAGATAGACGCTTGCGCCGATGCAGATCAGGGAAATAGCGATGCCCGCAAAAAGACCAATTCGATCGGTTTGCACGCCCTGCTCGGCTTGAAACTCGGCAATTGCAACCTGCTTGGCTTGAGTCGCGATGTTCGCCTGCATCGCCTGCGAGTCCATGGCGTGACGGTGTGCAATTTCTTGTTCCGCCCAGCGGAACAAGGTTGCTGCCGCATCCGGGTACAACCGGCTGAAATGCTCCACGAGGGCCGGGTGCGGAACGGCACCCTGATAACTTTCAAACGTCTCGTGTTTGATCTGCACCTGCGCAGACATCGCTGGCTTCTTGCCAGCCGCAGTTGGAAAACCGTTCCCGTTCTGTGCGCCTTGTGCTTGCGCAGCTCGGGCTATCGGGTTGGCTTTTTTCTTACTCACTGCGTGCGGCGGCAGCTTCCAGGGCCCGAATCACTCGGGCACCGTCTGCTGCCAACTGCTCGGAAACTGACCCACGAGCAGGGACTTCCACAGTATTCACCCGCTGAACCGGCCGTTCGCTCGGCCCAGCCAGAATCAGCGCGGGCGCAGCAAGACCACGGACTAAGCCGCCGACGAACGTCGAGCTGAGCAGTGGGCGATTCTTGTTGGCCATTGGTTCCCTCGCGAGGGCGCGAATTCTAGCAGTCAGACCATAGCAGCGGAACACCGGCGCCGGCTACTGGCAAGGGGTTCCACCGCGGCTACCCGATCAACGGCAATGACCGCGCCGGTGAATGGAAAATGCTCAAGGCCCCCAGGCAAATGCGCGATGAGTTCCGCGTCAGCAACTTCAACCGCTCACATCAGAGATCAGCCGCCTGCCAGCAAAACGATCCTGTCGAGATGATGAAAAAGCCTGTGCACCGGAGACTTTCGTGATCTCACGCGGCCTTCTTCCTCACCCATTCCGCCGCCTCTTCGGGATCGGGTGTCGCCCGAACTGAAATGTTCACGGCATCTGCTTGGGCCGTGATGAAGCTGATCTTCGACCTGATGCGCAATGCGTCCTTCGCTGTCAGCCCGGCCCTTCTCGCATCGGCATAGCCAACGATGATTTCGCGATTTTCGGTGTACGCGAAAAGGTCACCCTGCAGCTGCGCCAAGTCGATGATCCGGCCCTTCAAATTCATGACGTCACGCTGCACGCGTGTGGCGCTGTGTCGCAAGACGCCGAACTGCGCTGCGTATCGGTCGTTCATGAATCCGATCCGGACCGTCATTTTTTCGTCGCGCAGCGACACCTTCCTGTCGAAAAACGAGATCAGCTCCGGCGTGTTGTCGGCCAGCTGCGCCTTGACGGCATCGCGCCACTGAAGACCCGCAAGTTCCGAATCGCTTTCTGTCTGGCTCACCGCCTGGATGACGCCGAAGCTGGCGCACATGCGTGTCGCCTGACGGATGACGCCATCAAGTCCGTCGCTCCTCGCGTGATCTTGCTCGCCAACGAAAAAGCCGGTCAGTGGCGGCGCCCACCGGCGAGCATCGCCATTGTTCTCAAGGTACCGGTTCAACGAGTCCGCCGCCATCCGAACCAGTTGAATGACGCCTTCTGCCTTGCCGCCGTAGAGCGCACGCAAAACGCTGTCGCGCAACGTCACCTTGACCTGGTGTTTGCCACTCGAATCGATCGCAGCGACGAAAGCGGTCAGGCGCTCACCGGACCCGGGCATCGGTTCGAAGTAAACCGGCCACCAGACTGCCTTGACCGACAGCCTGTCACGGAGCCTTTGAACTTCCAGCGGCGTCGTTTGCGGCGTCATGGGTGCGGTCAGCAGCTGCATAGAGGAAAGCGTCCGTTTGCTTTGCCCCGACTTGCTCGTCAATCAGGGGCAGAAGATGCTGCAGGCGCGTGTTCAGGAAGCCGACCAGCGGACCTACGACATTGGCGGCTTCCGAACCGGTACCCGCATTCTCAAGCTCAATGGCCATCGCGGCAAGGTCGACCACGGCGTACGGTTCAATGGCCCGGCCGAGCTTCCTGTTGAGGCCAACCAGGTTCCATTCCGATTGATCTCGTCGCAGTTCCGCAATGATCTGGTTGTCGCAGCTGCCACTCGGCAGCAGGTGGCTCGGCATGGCGTCGTCGTGATCGATCAGCCAGAGGCTCGTTTCGCTGCCGATCAGCATGTTCTTGCCGGTACGGTCCGAGTTGGCGATCCAGGTATCGAAAGCGGCAGCCTGGTGAGCTTGCGGCCACCTCCGCAGTAATGACAGCACCAGATCCTTGTCTCGCGTGTAAGACCAGATCGCAGGGTATGGCTCTTCGCGGGAGCCAAATGCAATACAGCCCTGCACCGGGAACCCTGGGCTGAGCTGGCCAGGTTCAAGCCAGATGAAATACGGCTTCGGGATCGGCAAGTTCAATGCCCGGCCCACGCTGGCACAAATGGCTTCTGTGATCAGGCCCCGCGCGTCGACGAGCTTGACGATGACATTGATGTCGCCATCCTCGCAGGTGCAAGGCGCGCGCCAGACGCGGTCAGCGATCCTTCTTGTTCCGCCGCTCACCATCGCCCACGACAGACGACTGGGCACGATTCCTTTCGGCATTGCTCCGGCTCCTGATCCGTTGGTTCATGGCGCTGATCGACTCCGGCGTGGCCGTGCCCGCATCTGCGGATAGCTGAGCTGTGCGCAGCTCCAACAGGATCGAAGGCGGTGGCACTGCCACGTTGCTGCCCGCTGGCTTGCCGGCCTTGATGAGCTGGGAATCCAAGGCTGCTTCGAGCATGTCGAGCGCTGTTTCGCTGAGTTGACCGGCCTGTATCGCGGCGGCCAGCTTCGATACCAGCGGGTGGACGACCTCGACCAGAGTGGAAGCCGCTTGGGAAGACACGCCCGGTGCATCGCCAATTTCGATACTCCGGACAAGCTCCCAGGCCGACATATTCAACGCGCTGGCGATGCCGGACAGCTTGTCGATTCCGACCGCGGTCTCCCCAAGCTTGACGCGCCCGATGGTGCCGTTGCTCGTTCTTGATTTGGCAGCCATTTTCTTGACGTTGCCGATCGACGCATCAGCGTCCATCCGCCGGTTCACAAGATCGGCTAGGCCTTTGACAAGGTCGTATCCCATTTCAGGGACGATGCTGCCCGAAACATCGTCCCGTAAGTGGGTTGTTGTTATCCCGTATTTGGGATATAAGGCGGCATGGATATCAACTTCCTCGCATTTGTTAAGTCCGAGCTTGCTCACTTAAAGCCCGTCCAGTTCGAAGAGGTATCGAAAGCGACCGGTATCTCCATCGGCACGATCCGGAAGATTCATTACGGGGAGGTCGAAGACCCTCGCGTATCGAGCGTTCAGGCGTTGTACGACTTTTTCCGGGCGGGCGGGCTCGCTTGCGGTGCAAGGCCCGAGCAGGTTTCTGCAGCTACATCGACGCAGCCCGAGTCCGTGCCGAGCGACGCCGCTTGATGAACGCCACTGCCATTTCGTCCTGCTTTCGTTCGTTGCCATGCCGGGCAGTCTCTTTTTTTGCCCGGCGGCCGTCCCTCCTAACGCCTCCTAATGATTCGGAGCGCCAAGGATGAGCAGCCAGCACGCCATGCCGTTCTACGAGTCCGCCGAGGACGCCACGCAGCACGCCATCCGCAGCAGCGGCAAGCCGCCGAAAGCGATCGCGTCGGCCCTGTGGCCGTCGCTGGCCCAGGCCAGCGCCTATGCGCGGCTGATGAACGCGCTGAACCCGGACAAGGCCGAGAAGCTGACGGCCGACGAACACGCCTTCATCGCCGAGTTCTGCGGCCAGTTCGATTTCCTGCACTACCTGGCGCACCGCCTGAGCCATAGCCGGCCGGAGCCGGTGGCGCCTGAAGACCAGCACGCGCGGCTGCAGCGCGAGTTCGTGGCTGCCGTCCAGCACCTGAGCGTGCTGCAGAAGCAGCTCGACGTGACCGGCAGCCGGCTGCGGAGCGTGGCGTGACGCCATCCCCTGTTCTCCCAACCGTCGCGAAACCCTGCGCGACGGCTGCACCTTCCCGGCCTGCCGGCCGGGCTTTCTCTTTCCATGCGCGGTTGGCCGAGCGGTCAGGCGGCAGCCTTCCAAGCTGTTCAGGCGGGTTCGACTCCCGCACTGCGCTCCATCCAGTGGGTCGGCCAGCATGAGGGACTACGGCAAGGTCAGCCCGGTGTTCTGGACCGGCACGACAGGTCGCGCGATCAAGGCAAGGGGCTCCGAAGCGGTCATCGTGGCCGTGTATCTGATGACCTCGCCGCACTCGAACATGCTCGGCCTGTATTACCAGCCGATGCTGTACATGGCGCACGAAACCGGGCTGGGGGTCGAAGGGGCTTCCAAGGGGCTTCAAGGGTGCGTCGAAGCCGGCTTCTGCGCCTATGACCCGGACTCGGAAATGGTCTGGGTGTACGAGATGGCGAGCTACCAGATCGCCAAGGAACTCAAGGCTTCCGACAACCGCTGCGGGGGTATCCAGCGGGAGTACGAGGGCCTGCAGAAGAACCGCTTTCTGTCCGACTTTTTCGATCGCTACTGCACCGCGTTCCACCTCACTGCCAGGCGGGATTCGACGGGGGCTAAGCAAGCCCCTTCCAAGCCCCTCCCAAGCCAAGAGCAGGAACAAGAGCAGGAACAGAAGCAAGATTTGGCACCGCAGCCCAGCCTGCTGCCATCCGACCCGCCCGCCCCGCCTGCAGCTCCTCGCCCACCGTCCCCGCCGTCGGCATCCGCCGCCGCACCACGGGGCACTCGCCTGCCGGCCGACTGGAAGCTGACCAAGAGCCTCGCCGAAGAGGCACGGCGGGTTCGATCCGACGCTGGCCTTGCGCCACTGACCGACGTCGAGCTTCGGGCCGAGGGCGCGAAGTTCCGTGACCACTGGCATGCCGCTGCCGGCGCCAAGGGGGTCAAGCTCGACTGGCCGGCGACGTGGCGGAACTGGATTCGCAACGCCCGCCCGGCCATGCCGTTCGCCGGCGCGCCGCCGGTCGCGGCCTCGGCGCAGATGGCAGCCACCGCCGACGACGAGGATGCGACCTGATGGGCCGCCTCGAAGCCACGCCGAAGCACCCGCCGCACGCCACCGAAGCCGAGCAGTCGGTGCTGGGCGGCTTGCTGGTCGACAACCGCGCCTGGCCGGAGCTGGCCAACCTGCTGCGGGAGGATGATTTCTACAGCGGCGATCACCGGGTGATCTTCCGCGGCATCGCCGAACTGCTGAGCGCCGGCAAGCCCTGCGACTTCGTGACGCTGACCGAGCACCTGCGCAACCAGGGCCGGATCGAGGACGTGGGCGGCCTGAGCTACCTCGGCACGCTGGCGGCCGATACGCCATCGGCCGCGAACATCCGGGCCTACGCGGAGATCGTGACCGAGCGCGCCACGCAGCGCGGCCTGATCGCCGCCGGGCAGGACATCGCCGAACTCGGCTACCAGCCGGATGGCGCCTCGCCCGAGGAACTGCTGGCCAAGGCCGAGCAGCTGGTGTTCCGGCTGCAGTCGCGCACGGCGGCCAAGGCGCTGACCATGCGGGAAGTGGTCGACATCGGCGTGCAGGTGATCACCGCCGCCAAGCAGGCCAAGGCACAAGACCAGAAGCTCGGCATCCCGTTCGGCATCAAGTGGCTCGATGACCGTATCGGCGGGCTGCAGGGCGGCGACGTGATGGTGGTGGCTGCCCGCCCCGGCATGGGCAAGACCGCGTTCGCCACGCAGTACGCGCTGCGCGCGGCCGGTGACGGCTTGCCCGGCTTCATCGCCAGCCTGGAGATGTACGCCCGGCAGGTGGCGGTTCGCACGCTGGCGCATGCCGCGCAGGTCAACAACACGCGGTTGCGCTTCGGTGGCGCGGACGAATCCGAAGCCGCTTTCGGCAAGGTGGTGGAAGTCGGAAACCTGCCGCTGTGGTGGGACTTCGACAGCTACACGCTGTCCGGCATCTGCGCGCAGCTGACGCACCACCGGGTCAAGCACGGCATCCGCTTCGGCATCGTCGACCACATCGGGCTGGTGGAAACCGATGGCGGCAGCCGGCAGAGCACCAACGACCGGCTGAGCCAGGTTACGCGCACGTTCAAGAAGCTGGCCAAGACGCTGGACATCCCGCTGATCCTGCTGAGCCAGCTGAACCGCGATGTCGAGAAGGTGCGGCGCGAGCCGATCATGGCCGACCTTCGCGACTCCGGGTCGATCGAGCAGGACGCCAGCATCGTGCTGTTCCTGCACTCCGATACGCCGGACAACAAGAACCCGAAGGCGATCAACTTCGTGATGCCGAAGAACCGCGACGGCCGCAAGGGCAAGAGCGGTCCGTCCTACGAGTTCGACGGCGCCACGCAGACCTACCGCATGGCCGCCCTGCCGGAAGACGACGGCCTGCCCGGTTCGGACCCGCTGTCGCCATGAGCCGGCACATCTTCAACCCGACGGACGACCTGGCCCGCCAGCGGATGCTGCGGCAGATCGCCGCCGCCCCGCTGACCGACGAACGCGGCCGCGGCTACGTGGTGATCTTCCAGCGGGTGCAACAGAAGACGCGCATCCCGGAAAAGGGCTTGTTCTACGTGTGGGCGAAGGCGATCGCCGACCACACCGGCAATGACGCCCGCAGCACTGCCGACGACCTGAAGGCGATGTTCCTGCCGACCGTCGAGCACATCAATTTCTTTACCGGCGAAGTGACCTACCAGCGGCAGTCGAGCGAAGACCTCGACGTCATGGGCTGGCGCGATCTGCTGACGCGCGTGGAGGCCTTCGCCAATTCCGATCTCGGCATCACGCTGCCGCGCCGCGAAAGCGACGCCGCGCTGGCCGCTTACCGTCACTACAGCGCGGCGATGGCCGCAGGAGAAGTCTGATGAGGCTGAACGCAGAGCTGCAGATCGCGAAGGTCAACGTCTCGCGCAAGAACACCGGGGCCAGCCAGGGCCCGCTGTCGATGTACCTGTCGCTGAAAGGTGACCTCTCGGTCGACCAGATCGAGTCGCTGTTTCCGACCCAGACCAGCTACGAGGCAGAGTTGGCCGACCGCTGGGATGACGACGACGAGCTGCGCCACGCGCTGGTCAGCGAGATCGAACTCGACGGCATCAAGGGCGTCGGAGTTCGCTTCGAGATCCGGCCGGCATTCGGCGAGAAGATGGTGTTCCAAACCTCCGACGTGGACCGGGTGCAGGTGGCGCTGAAAGCCGGCCGGCGCGTCGACCTGAGTCTGCGCGTTCTGGTGACGCCGACCGATGCCCAGATCGCTCCGGTGATCACCTGGCTCGGCAACGTGATGGACTGCGATCTGTGGAGCCGGCAGGCCGAGCTGGAACTCGATGACGAGGCCGGTGACGAGGCCGAACGCCGCCGGAAGCTGGAAGCCCAAGGTCGAGACCCGACCGCTGTCCCGCCGGTGGCGGCCGGCGCCGGTTCCAAGGTGCCGGACGGCGACTCGCTGGTGCCCGGCCAGAAGCCGCCGCAGCGGCCGAAGGCGCGCAAGCCAGCCGGCGCGGGCGTGCACTGAGCCATGACCGCCTTTCGATTGACGATCGGCATCGACCCCGGGCAGACCGGGTGCGTGGCTGTGCTGGCAGACGGCGAGTTCGCCGGCTTCATCGACATGCCGACGATGCCGAGGCCGGCCGGCGGCAACCAGATCAACGGCACGGAGCTGGCCGGGGCGCTGCGCGAGATCCGCACGCGTCATCCGGGCGCCGACGTGCTGGCCTGCCTCGAACAGGTCAGCGCGATGCCGGGCCAGGGTGTGTCGTCGATGTTCCGGTTCGGCGAAGGCTTCGGTGTGGTCCAGGGGGTACTGGCCGCGCT